CTCAGACGTGGGTCATCGGATGGTATCGACCGCGGACGCGCGGGCGGAGAACTTTCCGCTAAAGACTGCACACCCAGGTGCGCAGAATAAAGTTAACGTCTACTTCAGTGAGATGTTAACTGCCATACGGGCGCGGAGTGTTGTGGAGTATGCTACTATGCTCCAATATCTCCCGCTCCTACGAGGGACCAATGACGACCAAATGTCGGCTTGGGCCCTCTATGCTCACGCCGTGGCGCGATGGCCTGTTGATGCCTATAAGTTGGCTACTTGCATGTTGCTCTACCCAGCCGAGGCGAAGGGACTATCTGTCGCCTTAAAGAGTAGTGGTAACAATGGTTCACTAATAGGTGCTCTCCTCGTCGAAGGGGATACTCTTCAAGGGCGGGGAGTAAAGCCTGTTGACCTTCGCGCGGATGCTCTCAAGCGGTGTCACATCGATACCATTACTCCTGATCTCGCTAGTGTAGACCCAGCAGCATTAAGCCAAGCTATACGCGATGTCCTTGAAGAGGAGATACGCCTTGATCGGGTCGAGTTCATGACTGACGAAGAATTCTGGGACCGCCGCTGGGCATGGTGTGTCAATGGTAGCCACTCGAAGGTGCTGGAGCGGGCGAAACCGGGTTACAAGATACACGAGTTACCCGGTATTTCCCACTACTACCGACGTGTGTTTGCGGAGAATTATCCGACAAACCCACTGCCCGACTGGGATTCGAACGTCTATGTGTCGGTATCCCCCAAGCTTGAACACGGTAAGACTCGAGTTATCTACAGTTGTGACACGATAAGCTACTTCGCTTTCGAACATCTCATGGCAGGTGTAGAACCAGCATGGCAAGGTAGGCGAGTCATCCTCAACCCCGGTCGAGGGGGTACGGTCGGTATGGTTAGTCGTGTGCGCGCGCTACAGCAAGGTGGGTCGATTGACATAATGCTCGACTATGACGACTTCAACTCTCAGCACACCATCCAGGCCCAGCAGGAGGTTATACGGCAGGTTGTTGCGATGACAGGGTACGATGCTGGTAAAGGAGCTAAACTGGTTGAGTCCTTTGCACGTATGCAGATTTACCAGGCGGACAAGAAGTGTGGAACGGCCCAGGGCTCACTCATGTCGGGGCACAGGTGCACCACATTCCTGAACAGCGTCCTTAACGCTGCTTACATAAGGGCATCTGTACCCAGGGACCTCTACGCACGAACGAAATCAATGCATGTCGGGGACGACGTATATATGCGCGCGGCCAGTTATGATGACTGTGCAGCTATTGTCCGAGGCATGAAGAGGTCAAGGTGTCGCATGAACCCTGCAAAGCAGTCAATAGGGACATATACGGCCGAGTTCCTGCGGAC